TGTACTCATACGTATCAAAATCACCTGTTTTTAAAGCAGGATCTGGTGTTACAACAATATCGGTTTTATCTAAGTCTAGAGTTAGCAGTGGTGCTACGGAACCAGTAAGTGTCTTTCCACCATTTGTTGTGTAGAATGTGTCGGACCAAGGCCCGCTTACACTACCTGTTGAACTAGTATAACGTGCGCGAATTTTGTAAATTGTAAGAGTCTTTAGGCCTGGAATAGTTAAACTTCCTGCAGACTTATCAATACTATAGATACCAAATAAATTTCCTGAATCAAATTCTTGATCACCTACTACAACTTGTACTTGAATTCTTTGCGCTTGAGAAGTTAAACCTTGTACATTTGCAAAACTTATCATTAACACGTTTTGATACGTGCCACGAGATATCTCTTCTGCAATAGCACTACTACTTACGGCGTCAACAATCACAGGTGCCTGAGTAATAGTATTTTGTATCGTACTTGTACTAGAGCCGGTTATATTTGCATTAAATGACGGCAGCTCAGCATCCGAATTCATATTTATTGAATATATTTCAGGACTATAATCTACAAGTGTTAGACGCGCACTTAAGTTACTAGAAGGTTCTATACCTAGTACTACTAGTTGTTGTGACTCTTTAGCGATTTCGCCAAGCATATATAAACTGTCTACCTCAACACTAGTAGGTACGGTTACAGTCAACGTAATTGTACTATACCAGTTGCTGGTAGTAATAGGCGCTAATGTTAGTAGTATACTATCGCTACCAGGAGTAGTAGAAATAGTATTTAACCTAATTCGAATCTGATATGTTTTACCTGATGTTAGATATACTTGTTCACTTAGTTCGAGTGTTGATCCTGACTTAGCTGCAACACGGCCACTACCTGTGCCCCACAAGGGAATATCATGACTTACGCGAACTAAATCACCGCGACTGCATACTAAATACTCAAAATCCGCATTAAGTGTGTATGTTTCTGGACGTAATTTTGTTTGTGCTAAGTGCCAACGGGCAAGATGTTTTGCTTGACGTAAATTAGTTACTCCCGGTAGGCTTAACTCTTCAAAAACTTCTGCTGTCGTTTTGGTTTTACCAAAGTTAAAAACTAAAACTTCATCTGCTTGGTACGCTTTTTCGGCGTTTGCAAAAGTAACACGGAACGCGTCTGGTAATCTTGGCAATAGTTTTGTTGCTTCAAAACCCCATGAATTATGTGGAGTAAAATGTTGTGTTATATAAGCGCGAGGCTTATCAATTATCACTGACCACTTAGCATCAACATATGTTGGACTTGCTTTACCAGCGGCACAAATGTCTCGTAAGATATCCATTATGCTTTGAGTTTGAGTAACTACACTGTTAAACTCAAAACGGTTGTCATCACAATACTCATGCCATGTTTGTAAAGCAGCCAAATCAATCTGTTGACGAACTTCGGCTGCCTTAATACGGTAAGCATTGGCGGGATGTGTTAACACATAACCAAATAAACTTGCGGGATTACTTGTTGGGCGGGTTATCCAAGTCTGTGTTGCACGGTTCCAGTCTGGCGTAATTGTTTGAACTACTGCATTAACACCGTCAACAGTACCATTAGCTTTACTGGTACTTTGTAGTCTTAGTGCTGTACGGGCTAAATATGTGTTTGGTATTGCATTTAGAGGTCCTTGAGGTAGTCCAGTTGCAGGATCTATTGGGTTAGCGTAGCCTGTAACATTTAGCAAAGACACTTTGTTATAGTTGCGCAACTCTGCTACTGGTTCAGCAACATCATCATTTACACGACGTACGCGAACTTCATATTGACCTGGTACTAAGTTCTTCATTTTATAAACGAAGTTAAAAGCATCTTTGCGCTTATGATATAACCCAGGGCTACCAAAACTTATTATAGTTTCAGGAGTAGCTAAATTATTTAAACCACCATTTTCAGTATAAGTTATGTAACAAGCAACACCCGCATCACCAAAGTTAGTATTTTTAGCTTTTACTCTAACTGGGTAAGTCCCTGCTTCTAAGTATGCTAAGTTAACAACTGTGCTTGAATATCCTGGAAGAGGTATTCCAACAATTTGTCGATTATTAACCAACACACTACCTTCATCATCTGCACTGGCTTCTACTTTGTAGTAGCCAGTAAATGGAAAATTAACTTGTTGAGTTTTATCAAACTCCAGGGCACTAGGTTGTGCGGCATCCCAGACTGCGTGTGCGTTAGTAAAAGTTGTCCAAAAACGATTATTAACTCGGTTTACTACACCAGACATATTTCGTGTACTAAATACAGCTACTTCTTGTCCAACTGCTGGTTGTGTGGAACTAAAACGTGAAACTGTCCCGCTAGCAATTTCTACTTTTACGCCCTTAACTTCGTTAGCGTCGTTATAGCTATTGTATTCACTGATTGTTGTAGTTGTTAAGCCAAGGTCCGAAGCCCCTACATACCCTTGTACATGATTAATAGTGTTTACAACTACGTTTTGAAGAACACAGATTGTATATAATTTTACATAACCATTTTGAGGTATCTGTGGTAGTCTACTATAAGTAAGAGGGTCTTCATCGCTACCTAGTAAGCTGGCATAGTTATTTTTCCTATATAATGCTAATAAATTCGCAGAAGGGTCTGCATTTTGAATATCCGTGGCTGCCCCATCAAAGCGTCGAATTTCACCTGTTTCGCTTAATGCATATGTAAACCACTGATACAGAGGTATAAAGACGTTGTAATCTTGTCCTCCCTCACCACTCGCAAGTACAACAGTATTATACCCAATATTTGGACCAATAATATTTGTATAGTTTGTGCTAGTAACACCAGTAGAACCATGTGTATAACTAGCACGTGAAGTCCAAGCACTAAATGTATTTGTAGCAGTGTCAAACTTGCGTAGTTGAAATTCAACGGATGCTGTTGCTTCATTTACTTTGCCAGGCGATCCATAATCTATTGCACCACTACGACCACTAACTACTAGTTGGCGCATACCTTCTGGAAAAGTTAATGCAATGTCAATAGAAGTAGTATCTGTTTGATTTAAAACTACGTTTTGCCACGGGTTGCCGTCTTCAGAATTATTGACCAATAGTACATTTACTTGTTGTTGCTCTACATCTCGCGGGTACAGTTTGTTAAATGCAGTAGCATCATCAGTAGCATATCCACCCAAAGTAACTGGAGCTGGAAAGTCTTGTCCAAATTCTTCAAGACCATAGAAGTTTTTAACAGGACTTGTGCCAACACAAATATCGGTTACTTGTAATGGGCCAAATCCCCAAATCAACAACATATTGATTAAACTAGTATCTGTTAAAGTGTCAATATACGTGGTAGCACCTAGTACACCTGTTACACGCATTTTGCCAAGTACAACAGGTATTGCGCCAAAATGATTGGCTTGATTACTAGCACCACTAAACAAATTTAGCGAAGCTGCACTACCAGGGTCTGGATTTTGGCCAGGCATACGCACAGGTGCAATAGCATTAACTAATGCCATACCTGCCATATTTAAAGCAGCTGTTGTTGCTGCTAACGTTGCTGTTTGTGCAAATGTTGCAGTACCTGCTTTTACAGCTGCTGCTGCTTCTGGAGCGAGCTGCGGTGCTATTATACTTACTGCTACTACTACTGCAATCATCAGTAATAATCTAGTACCATTACGACCTTGAGCAACTGATTTATAAGCAATAGTCTGATTTGCTTCTAGTACAGTAGTTGCCCATTTATCTTTAGGGATTACTTGACCATCTACTAGAATAGCTAACTGTGATGCAAAACGCTCACTAACAGAGTATTTGGTGTTAACAAAACTAGCAAAGTCTTCAACAGTAGTACCTGCCGCAGTCCAGTCGTAAGCAACTTGAGTTTTTAGTGGGTGGGGTGTACCAGCTACAAATACTTGAGCCTGTTTGCTATATGTATAAAATCCTTGGAAACGCTTTGACCACTGTGAACTGTACAATGATTCAATAACACTGTCACGACCTTCACGTGCATGCAAAAACTTATTATCGCCAACATAAACGCCAACGTGAGCAGGCTCACCATAAATATTAAAAAGGCATAAGTCACCAGGTACAGCTTGTGTAACCATCAACCAATTATCGCGATGTGTGTTTATAGCAGTAACAACTTCTGGGTCATTAGCCGTAGAGTACAGCTCACTATAACTTGGTAATTCAATACCAAGTTCATCACGATAAAATAAGCAAGCTAAACCCCAGCAGTCTACTCCAGACTCAGTACGTCCATTATTAGCATAAGGTAATCCTATATATTTGTTGTAGTCCATTAGAATAACCCCGGAAAATAGCTTGGAATAAAATTATAGCACGGAAACGGCTCACGTGCTAAATTAATCATTGTTAAATCAAAATTAATTGAATCTGCATTATATGTTGCTGAGGTAATATAAAATCCAGGAAATATAGCTTCTACTGTGTTGGGTGAACTACTAAGTACAAGTTCGAGCTGAACTTTTGTTGGTTTTGTAAGTTCTGTGCGTATAAGTTCAATAGCTTCACGAGTAACATACTGTAAAGTTAATCTACACGTACCCACACCAGTATCTTGCTCAGCAGGCAAACTTACTTCCATGGGCAAAAATACATAGTTTTGACCTCGACTAGGCACACCATATATGACTTCTTCGTCTGTGGTCAGCGAGGTTATACGCTGTGTATAATTATCAGCAAAACGAAACACTACCTGTGTTTCGTTAGCGGGATTATATATAGTTAGTAACATTATTAATGTTTCGTCACTTTCTGACGAAAACATTGCACGAATTGCTTCGGGGCTTAGTCTACTTAATCTGCTCATGGTAATATTTCAAATTTTAAACTAGCTTGCCAATATCCCGGTGCTAAATATTGAAGACGAAATAATTCCCCTTCTGATTGTGGAACAATACGTACCTCAACTGTTGTATAAAGTCGTGGATGTTGAAAATTAAAGCGTTTAACGCCTTCAAGATCATTGAACACAAATGTTTCTAGTGTTTGGGTTTGGGCTGTGGTTAGTATAAAACTAAGATCCATAGTGCTTGGACGTTGTGAACGTCTGCGTTGTTTAGCAGGTCCTGCATCCATTGCTGAACGTATAATGTTTACACCAATGCTTTCCGAAAACCCCTTTTGGGGGCTTTGCGGAAAGCTATTAGCTGTTGGCCATGATAATATTGCCATATTTTATCTCCTTGCTAGTGCAGGTCGTGTACCATATGTACTAGAAAATGCTGTTTGTGCTGCACTGCCAGTGCGGGTTACTTCTTGTGCAACCATTTCGCCAACAGTAACTTCAATACGACGATTGCCTCGTGAGTCCATAGTTTCTTTAGTAGTTGCTTTTTCACTACCATAGTTGTTAACAACTACATCAACGTTTGAGCCACCATCGCCTCCACGTACTCCAAGGTTGCCATTACTATCGCGCTTTAGGGGCATAATAGCTTCTGGTCCTGCTTCACCCATTAAACCAGTACCCTTGGCAAATTTAAAGTAAGTTGGTTGGTCTACTACAGAGTTTGTAAACATTCCGCCTTTGGCGAATGTTTTTAAACCTGTGTCGTATACATTACCTTTTGCATTATTGTAAAAGTCTGGATCACCCATCGGAGATGAAGTATTAATACCTAGTGCTCCCATAAATAACTTAGCTAAGCCGCCAGCACCACCTATACCCCGAAACAACATCATCTGTTGTTGTTGTATTTCGTAACGTAGTAAACCTTCTAAGAAACTGTTAATCATGTCTTTGAAACTTAATTTACCAGTTTTAGTAAAGTTAACAATAGCGTCTTCCATACCTTTAAATCCCTGCTTAAACATTTCTGTGTATGCTAGTTGCCTGTTAGTAGTGTCTGCCATTACTTGCGCACTTTTAATTTGCGCGTCCGTTACTAGTAAAATTGCTGATCTTTGAGCACCGTAGTTTTCTAGTAGTCGTTTACGTGCTGTCTCGTCATCTGCTTTTTTCTCGCCTACATAGGTTCCACCTGCTGCGGCTTTATCACGGTCTAGCTTTTCAATTTCTTGATTGTATGCACGTTGAGCTGCAGTTAATTGCTTGGTTTGCTCTAGTTTTAGTTCTTCAACTTTTAATAGGTTTAATTTAGTTCTCAAAGACTCCTCATCAAGCATACCAAGTTGACCTTGTAAACTTAAGTTATCTTGAGTAATTTTATTAATAGAAATTT